CTATACTGTTTTCTTACGGAAAATAGAGTTATACCATTTAACCGTTTCTTCCTGTTCATTTGAAGCATCGGTTGATGACGAATCTTCTACGTTGCCCGCTATTAAATCAGAACGCTTGGAAAAAATATTCGTCATTACTTGTTCACGCTGTTCTTCATTTAAAGCGTAGCTTCCCATGATCGTTGCTATATCGCCTTCTCCGCGCTCATAGCGAGTGATGCATGCATTAGCACAAATACGTATTTGAGCCTCTGTTAAAGCTGCCATGGTTATGACTTCACCTCTTTTTATAAAGATTGTTGTTACATATAATCGTCAGTACACGTTATTTTCCAGTGTTACTAAGCATGAGCTGGGTCAACGTCACTTCGAGATCTGCAATCCGCTGCTTCAGTTGTTCTGTCTCGCTTGGCTGTTGCCCTGCTTTTTGTGTCAGTTCCTTAATTGCTTCATCACTCAACCCTTCACTCCAGAACGTCGCCGGGTCTTTTCGTTCTGGAGCCGTAAATGTCTGAGCAAAATATACAGGTTCATCCCCGCGTTCGTTTTCCTGCTTATTTCGCCATTCATCATGCAGCTTCTGAAATAAAGCTTGGGATTCGTTGTTCAACTGATCATAGGCTTTTTGTGCTTCTATCAGCTTTTGATTATATTCCGCTTCATAGGTCAGCCAACCTTGGATGTCAAAACGAGGATGGTATAGACCAGACGGCACTGGAATCCCTACTGTATAACCAGCAGGGATGCTTTCTGAACTTGTTCCATCTGTGGTACTAGAGCTACTGTCAGCAAACCGATGGGTGTCTAGTTGCTGGTTTGTATCAGATTCAGAAACCGTAGGCGAAGATGGAGTATAAAAAGGGACGATACCTGAAAAGGTATCATCCACCAGCTCGTCCTCAAGATAGAGGCCGTTTGTATTTACTTTAGGTACTGCTTTCATGTGTAAGACCTCCTTATTGTTCAGCTAGGAATGACAATCCATCAAACCAAGCACCCTTATTGTACCAATTGTTTTGGCTTAGAACCGCGCCCGACGTATATATAATAATCGTGGAGTTGGGCGCATCATTAGCTCCGTCAGAGGTTCTTAATCTTATTTCCATGTTATTTTTAGGCCGATATCCTACGGGTAGGATAAACAGCCTCGTACCTGGCGTTACAGCTCCGTCTCTAATACCGCCTCTAAACACCACTAACCCATCCGACAACCTCACATACTGCATATCCCCCGTCCAACCATTAAGCAACGTAGGTGTAAGCCATGCAGGATTATCTTTGTCAGCCTTCTTGTTTTCTAGCACCGACACTCGCGCTGTGTTTTGCTGTACGCTGTCCACCAAGTCTGCAAGCAGCGTTTTTTCATTCGCTGCATAAGAGCCAATGAATGGTACAATTGGCGAGGTTTCAAGCGTCAAATATGTTGTGCTGTAGGATGCTGCTGGATCGAACTTATATAAAGGTATCCAGGCCTGTGTAAATCCGTATACATCAATTACATCGGAAGCGTGTCCGATTGCAGACCAATTATCATTTTTGCCGTTTTTATAAACTGCAAAAATTTTATTAGTACGGAACTGGAGTTTACCAAGCCCATTTAAAGAGCCGTTAATCCACATTTGATTATTGGATTGTCCAGGTTTGGACCCCTCCCTAACTATCAACCCCGTACCTACTTCAACCTGATTATCGCCCTCAACAAATGATAGTTGCCCCTCGAATACGATAGGCTCCACAGTAGGTGTTGCAAGCTGGTATACAAGTTGATACGGTGTGTACCCTGCATAAGACTGTTGTGGTGCAGATTGGGTAAAGTTAGGCGCACCTATTCTTTGCACCCAATACTTAGTACCTGTACCGTTCCACGTTGCCGTTGTTGCTGATTGTGCTTGTGCTGGTGTTAGGGTATTAGCGTCATAAGCCTTGTACCCGAAAAAGTAGGCTCTGATGTCGTCTAATGTAGGTGGGTAGCTATCAGCCCATCCACTGTCTGAAACAGGTACAGAGATGGCAAAATTAGGCGAATTCGCATCTATCCCCCATCTGTCGGCTATTGTGTCTTGACCACCCCACAATAGTATCTTACCGTCAAACTTTACTGCCGATCCATTGCCAACAAACGCATAATTTACACCGGACACTACAGGATAAAGGGCTTTGAATCCTACCCCCGACACTACATTATTCACTTTAGTTATTCTACTGCCATCTAGTAGGACACTTTCAAACCTTTTCACTTTGAAGTATTGACCATCACGCTCAAACACTGTATCCGCATTAGCTCCTGTAACTGGATCGGCGTATAGGTCTGTTTGCAACGCTAGCATGGAATCCTGGCGCGGTTTGAACGGTTGGGCTATGTTGCCAATGTTGAGCATGAAGTTCTTACCCGTAAACGTCCCGGCTACACCTAACCTGTTTGTCAATGAGATGTCTACAAAAGTGTTATTTCCTGAATTGAAACTAACTGAACTCGCTGTAACACCGTTAATAATAACTGCCTGCTGGTTTACCCCATATATCCCTAAAAGTCCATCATGCGTAGCAGACAAAGTATACTGCGTATTGGGGACTACTTTTACCGACGCTGCCGCCCTCCATTGTGGTTCGGTGGTAGTCATTATAGAAAATTCATACTTTCCTTTAATTACGACTCGGGCATCGGTCAGACCTCCGTTATTAACCCACTCGCGGACGGATGGAAGTAAGTTCTCACCATACCGAATCGTATAGGGATTACGCACAGGCATTACACTATCAACATACGGATACTTAGCTGCGGCCTGTGCAGGCGTAAGACTTGCAGCTACTGCATAATCTGTATCACTAATCTCATATACGCGCACACTATCCATATTAAATGTATTACCAGTCGCACCCGTGCCAGTGATGGTAACAATATGAAAATACTCCTTCGCCGTGAACCGTACAACAGACGGCGCAAAAACAGAGCCAGAATTTACCTCATTACCCACAGCACCGGCAATACCATTTATTGATATCGCCACCTTGCTGCTATTAACACTTTTCACGTCCGCTATTGCGATATATTTTCGTCCAGGTGTGGTCAAAAAACTTGCAGACGCGGTTGCCGGTACACTACCCAGAGTAATTTTAAACGAGCTACTACCGTTGGTCTTGTTATTATTATCAATTGCAATAGCTACGTTTGAGGACCATTCGCTTACTGTCTCGCAACTACCCATGCGTCCCAACAAATTCACCAACGTACGCCCGCTCAGCCCCGTCAATGAAAATGGCGCAGCCTTTTCCGCATGAACAATCTGTAACCCAGGTTCCAAAGTTACCGCCTTGCGTTCCGTCGTATCCAGGCGCTTCTTAAACTCATTTACACCGTCATTCACCTCACCTGCAAATTCATCTACAGACCGCCAGTTTTGATCCAAGTACTTCTCCAGATCAAAATACGTGGTTTTGGGCGATGTACGGTCAATTTGATTTAAACCAAGATTCGGTGTTTTTTCGCTTGCCATGTTATGCGCCACCTCCTAAATATCTATCCTGTGTTGTATGTTCATTTTCATAGAGGGTCATAGACTCCACTTCGGCAATGGTCAAGTAGCGTAATTTGTACTCCACCGCCATATGAGCGGGCTTGATCTCCTCAATGGCTGCTTTAAGGTCCTCCACATTGGGTGGAATCCCAATGGTATCTATAAATTTGACCGTAAATCCCCATTCGGCAGGATGAAAAGTAACCTCTACCGTGCCTCCGTCATACGCTTCAGCTACATTTTTGACAAGCCGGCCGGAAAAAGTTCCTGCCCCTCGCAGCTTCGATTCCACCACGGCACGCCGTTGATCCAATGGCTTCGCCAGGTCGGTTTCGATCCCCAGCTCCATTTCCCAGCGTTCCAACCCCCAGGTGGCAGTACGTACGAAAAACTGTCCCACCGTTGCATCCATTGCAAGATACAAGGCGTCCAATTCGCTTCCTTTAGCATCCATATTGGAACGCATCACACGTGAGGTTTCATAATAGGCGGGCAAATAGGAAAGCAGCTCGCGTCCCCGCTCGCTGCTCATTTGATCCACTGTATCTCCCGCTATTGCTACCCTGTTAACAAAAGTGCCACTACGGTTTGCGCGTTTTCCCTGGTCTGTGTTATTCAATAAATCTTCAAAACTGTTTGTCTCATCGTTACTCACTGACGCTCACCGTCCCCAGCACGGCCACCTGACCTGATCCAATCTCAATATTCTGATTGCTCTGTCCATTAATTTTCAGTTCAGAGAAATCAATAATAATCGGAATGTCCAGCAGCACAGCAGAAATCCGGGTATATCGTACCAACGGGTCTGCCTTGTAAAAAGCAAGCTGCTTCAAATACGTCCGCACACCGTTTTCGATCAGCTTTTTGATTTCATCCAGTGTCGACGGCTTTTCTTTGGTACGCTGTACCTTGACCGAAATGTTAATCTCCACTTCTGCCGCTGGCATGATCGTCACCACGGGGCCCGCTGGTGCTAGCCCTTCGCCTTGCCCATCCTGGGTCGGATCAATATACTTCTGCACTGCAGCCACGATATCCGGGCTGGCTGCTCGTTTATCCGTATCCAGCACATATAACCCCACTGTTCCTGGCCCTTTCCAGAGCGGAACAACCTCCACGCCACCAACGCCAGCTATCTCATTCGCCCACTGGGTATACTGCGCCTTGTTGCCACTTGTGCCCTGGTTCCGCACCTTGGCATAAAAACGCTCCAGCAACAGCTGGTCGCTCTCAACGTCTGTGCCGCTTTTGGTTTCCTCCGTATTGATCACGGAGGAAACCCCGCTAATCGGAGTAGCCATCACCTGGATGACGCCTGCTGGAACATTGCCGCGGCGTCCGGGATTAACCGCCCGAATGACTGCTTCTCCTGTACCCTGTTCATCCAGCGTGACCGAGGCCGTGGTCGCATACTCAATGGAGGCTTCTCCGGATACATCATCTGCCGGAGTCGCCACCAACGTTCCCGCTGGGACAGTTGTCCCCGCTGTACCTGTGAACGTAACCTTACCTGAGGCCGCAACGGCTTCCCGCCGTGTCACTCCATGCTCTGCTGTCCGCAAATCCAGCTCCGGCGAGCGGAAATCTGGATTATCGCTGGCTGCTGTGCTGGCAAAACCCCGACGCAGCAGCTCCTGCGCCCAGATTGCGGCTTCAGAGAGCATAAATGCCACCGGCGCCTGCGCATCCCAAATAAAAGAGCCCTCAGACTTATCGATGTCCGAGGGCACTTTTTCCAGCATTCGATTTAAGATTTCCTCTTCCGTCTGATCTACCAAATATTCCGGCAAGTCTGCCATTAGATCACCACACTTTCCACAATTTCCGTTTCATCTCGCACGTTCGTAATCTGGCAGCTAAAATAGCATGCCTCACCTTCCCAGCGAAACGTAAACTGATCCACACTAGCCGTACGTGCATCTGCTAGCAACGCCTCTGTGACCATGCGTTGAATTTCACTTTCCTGCACAGCGTGCCCATAGCTGCTGCCAATCAGCTCCTCCAGCTCACTTCCATAGTCAGGTGAATAGATCACATGACGGTAACGAGGAGTGCGAATCGCTTTTTCACACCACTGTACCCAGGCTTCTTTCTCACCTGTAGTCACGATTTTACGGCTAGGGCTCATAACAAACTCGCCAGCTTCAAAATCAAACCTCCAGCTTCGCCCAAATACCGCACGGTTATCCTCCAGCACATCTGGATTGGTCACATCTGTGTCTGTCCAAATCATATCATCTGTTTCTGGAAACAAATTAGCCACGTCCATTCACCACCTTGCACACGACCACCACATCGTTGCCACTATTCACCCGCATCGCCAGTACACGATCCCCAGGCTTAAGTCCTTTGTTCAGACTCAGATTTACATCCTCCAGCTCATCTTCCCCGATATAAAAGGAAGTTTTCAGCTCTTTGCCTTCCCAATTTTCTGATTCCACCGAGGTTGAGGTACCTTTGTACATATGGCGTGGTACAGATAGCAGCCCCGGCAGCTCGGCGACTAGATAATCCTGAAGCTCATGTTTAAAATCGTCCAGTTTGAGTCCTGTGGAGGTGATGGTACCTAATACTGCACCAACTCCACTCAGCGCTTGCTTGGTATGTTTATGAAATGAAGATTGCAGCGCAGTGGCTAAATGCCCATAGGGGTCCTTATTCAAGGTACAACCTCCTTTTTACATCGTCATACGTTCCGAGCTCCAGCGACATACTGCCAGGGTTGCCCAATTCCCTGCTTACTGAAATCACCAACAGCTTCATGGAACCTAACATTACCGCGTCTCCTGCTCGAATCGTGTTCATATCTGGCGCATTTACCGATATCGTTTGTTGTATGCCTCTCAGCTTACTTTTGGCCAACTCACGTGCCGCCGCACCCGATTTCACCTCATCATCCTGTACGATCACCTGAAGTGTTCCATATTTGGCAATGTCCTTTTCCTCAAGTGCCATCACCTTGGAAGGAACCTCTTTCCCTGTTTCACTGGCCGCCGTAGCCAACACCTTTACTCTCGTGGCTGCGCCTTCCAACGTTCGGGATTGTGTCGTATCGGTCACTCTCTCCAAGACGTACACATCTTTGTTTGTGCCCAGTTCGTACAGCTCCAAGCCGGAAGAAATCATACGTGGATGATACAGCTTGCCTCCCGCTTTTGCTGTTTCCCGCAGATCTCCCAGCATCATGGAGTAAATGGACTGTGTTCGGTATACAGCGCGCCCGAGCTGCTTTTTTGTGTCCGGCAAAGAAGCGATTTTCAACTTCCAATCCCTCGCATATTTCTGAAAACGCTGAGTAGCCGTCTGCTTGGCAGGGAGTAAATATTCATCCTCTGACTTGTCTAAATACACCGTACGGTCATATAGCGTCAGCGTCATACGCTTGAGTCCGTTGTTGGAGGTTTCCACTTCCCAGATCACCGCTGGAGACAACAGAGGAACATAGTCTTTTTTACCATAAGGAATACCGCTAACCCGGATTGACATCCCTGGAGAAATGGCAGGCATATCGGACGTAACGACCAAATTGACCGTCCCCTGATAGGCGATTTGCTCCAGCGAATCCCTCAAATTAATGTTCTCCACAAGCGGCGACAGATCATATTTATCCTGTAAAATGACTTTATAGCTCATGATAGCACCAGCTTTTGCCCCGGTTTAATCGCATTCGGATTTTTCCCGATGATCTTTTTGTTAAGCTGATAAATACGACTCCATTGGGAGCTGTCTCCCAGCTCCAGCTTGGCAATTTTGGACAAGGAATCTCCCGATTTAACCGTGTAAATTTTCTTTTTTTCTTTCATATCCGTGCGAGGCTTTTTGTTAACTGTCGCGGACTTCGAACCGGTGCCAGCTTTTTTGGCTACTTTCATTTCACTCCAGGTTCGCAGTGACAAATCAAAATTCACATCCCCATATTCCCCGCCCCGAAAGGTTGAATTATGAGAAGCCACTATTACCGGCACATTCACGGCTGTCTCCGTAATGATAAAGCGTAGCGGGCTCTTGGATAACAAAAAGCCATTCAACGTATTCATGGCCTCCTGCGGATCAGGGATGTCTTCGTATGTGCAATACGCTGGATTATATTCTTTCGGAAAAAAAGAAGAGAAGGAGATTTCCTTCACCTTCTCTCCTTGTGGGAAGTCAAACTCCCCATAGGATAAAATCGTCGTTGTATCAAATCCCTTTTGCCGTGAGATCGTCACTTCCTCAGGATTTACTGGAAACTGAAACTTTTTCCCCTTACCATCCGTCAAACTAAATTCCATACTATTCACCTCCTACTCACACTAGGGCCCTCGCTGTCTTGTTGTTATCCATAGCTTGACGGAATCCTGCTACGAAGCGTTTTCCTACTTCTGAAGCCAAAGCATCAAAATTAACACGTTCACCAACAGCCACCTGAATTGCTCCTGTTGGCATATTTACTTGCATGTTTGATTTATTTCTATTTGTGTTCTTTACTGAATGAACTGCTGCCGTTCTGTGTCTATCATTTGCACGATATGTTCTAGAACTTGCAACTAAATTCCGAGGATATTTATTCGGAGTACTTTTTTTAGCAGCAGTTTTCTCTGTACTCTGAAAAAGCTCCCAGTTCAATTTCTCTGGAGAATCCAAGATCATTTGAAGGAAATCGCTTGTTTTTGATGTTGCCTTTTTAACCTTTTCTTTAAAAGGGTCAGCATTTTTCTGAACAAAGTTATTCAATTTATTAGAGAAATTTTTAGTCCCTTCACTAATATTGTTGATTTTCTCCTTGACCCCTTCTGCCAACCCTGGAACATAACCTTTTAATCGATTACTCACACCATTAATCTTGTTTTCAAGAGCTCCCTTCATATTATCAGTTAAATTAGTAGATAAAGGTATTCTCTTTGATACTTTTCCTGTTATATTTTCAACAATTCCGATAGCACTTTCACCTTTGTTCCCAATAAAATTCACAATTTTATTACTCCAAGAATCAATTGTTGCAGGAGCAGTAGTCTTTATATTATTCGTCTTATTAGCCACTTCATTATTAAAACCATTCATACTTTGTTTAAAATCTTTAGTAGTAGTATCAATACCTTCATTTAAGGATTTAGTCCAGCCTTTAAGATGCGTTTTAGCATACCAGACTTTTTCCATAATTTTGCCCCCGCCTTTACCTCCTAACCACTCTCCTGCTGCTCCAAGAACTAATGAAGCAATAGGAGCGATAACTGGTCCCACATAAGGAATAGCCACAGTAGCTCCACCTACACTTTTACCTACTATATTACCTATTTTTGAGCCAACAAATTCACCTATTAGTTTATACTTTTTTTCTCCAGTAGCATTGAGTATTTCAGAAGCATCATATACAATATCTGCAACAACAATGGCGCTTTTGGCTATTTTACCTGCACCCTTCAAACCTGTTTTTACCCAAGATGGCGCACCCGAGTACATAGAGGCTGCTTGTGTGTAAATAGTAGATGTTTTAATTCGATTTACTACATCGTCAATTTTAGTTTTAGCAGTCTGTAACCATGAAGGCATTGCAGCAACTTGTGACGGGGTAATGGCCCTGTAGGCTTTAACAGTTTTATTTAGTGATTCTACAGCATCATTCACCTTACTAAATTTCTTAATGAAAGCCATAGTATTCATAACAGGCTTTATTACAACGATCTTTTCTTTTTCAGTATTTTTAGTCGCAGGGCTCTGAGAATTTACAGATTTACTGGGAGAATTAGATGTTCTAGTTTTTAAGGGCACGCCTGGAGCTGAAGACTTGTTAATGTTTACTTTGTTCTGTAAACCAAGTTGAGACGTGATCTTTTTTTGTAAATTAGTTAAAGAATGGTTGACCCCATTAGAACTGCCCATCTTACTGTGACATGTTGATCTACATTTCGAGCAATCCTTAGAACAGGAACATTTAACAGCAATCTTAATTCCAGAAAAATTTCGGGTCAGGCGATTTATTTTATATAAACGTGAAGTTAAATTACTTAACGCATTAGAAAGTCGCTTAACTGACTCCGTAGTTTGGTCAATAACTATCTTTTGTCTTTGAAAACTATTAAGCCTAAAATTTCTTGCCCTCTTCTGGATACTCTCAAAGTATCGATCCATAGCTTTTAATTCTTTATTAACTCTACTTAAACTTCTTATATCCAAGATATCATCCACACCTACACCTCCTTTAACTACTACATATTATCTGCTAGAGCATCTAGTTCTTCTTCAGCAAACGCCAGCAGCAGCATGCGCTCACCGCGGGGAAGCCGCCAAAAGTCTCCGGGACGGAGGTGGTGCCGGACCCACAAGTGGTACAGCATCGTCGTCATTCCCCCGGAGCTGATTAGTTTTTTAGATCAGCAATCTCAACTCCAAATCCGGACAGTTCCAATACCTTATCCCCTACTGCATCCAGTTCACCCGCTAACAGCATACGGCGAACAGATTGTTCGCCACCGGACAGCTTCAAGCGGCTTGTAATCCGGGGATCGCCCCAACCGTTGAGGGACAGGCCCTTCACTTCCAGCTTTCCGGTAGCTTCCGAAATCAACAAGGCGTTGAACGTTTCGGTATCTACCTTTTCGTCTACAGCACCCTTCACGGTTCGGCGAATCGTACAACGCTCACGAATGCTGTCCACCTTACTGGAGGTTAGACCATGCAGCACAATTTTCATATCGAGGCGCTTGATACGAACCGTTTCTTCTGGTAGTTTTTCAGCGGCTTCAAACAAACTGTCCAAAATTTGTTCTTCTGTCATATTCTCATTCAAACTCATATCTCATTCTCCCTTAATGTTAATTTGTATTTAGGGAATGGAATGCCTGGCAGCATCCCATCCCCGTTTTCCAATTTAGTTTGCTACAATCGGATCAAGCAGCTCATAGCCTTCAAAGGTGAAAGTAGTTTCTTCTGGCACTTCTTCCCCTGCAGTCCAGTTAGCCAATTGAATTTTATCCGGCATGCAGCGAATCAAACGGACACGTTCATGTCCAAAAGATTCGGGATCGTCCAGTTTGGAAATAATATCGAATTTCTCAAAACCACGACGAATCATATCAGAAGTTACTTTGTAACCACTCATCGTTCCAGTACCCTTTTTAGCTCCATTTTTATGGACTCTCCACGTATTACCTACCAAATTCAGTTCTCTTTTATCAATTTCCACGCTAGCTTCCAGCTTGTTAATATGTGTCTGCCATACCCCATCAATATATGCCTGACCAAACGTACCTAAAATGACTCTTGAAGCATCCAACATTTCTTTTTCCTCCTCAAAATAATTCATAATATAGTTCGGGATTTCACAAAGTCCTCGTTGTTAAAAAGCTACCTTAATCCTACTGATCGCCTGCGAAATGCTTTTGCGCGTAAAATGCTTATTTATTGCACGTAAAATGTACCGAACAGCTGCTCCATCACGTCGGTGAGCTTCACGTTCCATTGCAGGAACACTTGATCCGGCTCCGGTTTGATGACTGGCGCATCACCGTAGTAGGCTGGGTCCAGAATGACATCGTAGCCATCCGCCTCGATTACGTTGCTCAGCGACAGCTGTGCCAGGTATTCTTTGATCGCACCGATGAGTGCCAGACGGCCTTCCACCGTGTTGTTGATTTTGCCAATGTAAGTCTCTTCGGCTGCACGCTGCAAGTCAGCGTTAATGGCATCCATAACACGGATGGAACGGATTTTCTTCCATGCGTTGTTTTGTCCGGCAGACGGGTTCACCAAGCTGTTGATTCCACGCAGCGCTTTGACCTGACGGCCGTCGAAGAACAGGAGGAACACCCCGTTACGGACAGCCTGTTCCTGCTCGGAACGTGTCCAGCGGCGGGTTACATCCTCAAAAGGCGTAACCGCGTACGTTGCGGATTGGTTCAAACGTTGGCCTGCGATCAGCCCGGCTACATAGGCAGCCGTTTGGGCGGAGCTGTAGTCCGTACCTGCCAGGCGTACACCTGTACCCACGTTCACGATGCCTTCATGGTTCAGCGCCAGGGAACGTGCAGAAGCCAAGCTGACAGCTGTTTTGGACACATCGTCTGCCGCAGAACCGCCGAATACAGCGATGACGCCTTTGCCTTCGCTCCGCACACGTTTGATCCAGGCAGCAAAGCTTTGCAGCAATGCCAGATCGGCTGCATAATCGAGGGCCAGCACATTAAACTCCTGTCCTTCAAGTGCTTCCTGCATGGCGATGTAATCGGCATTAACCAGCTTGCTATTGCCGCTATTGCCGCCTGTCAGATGCACGCCGCTAACATCCGCTGGAATGCCACCTTCGCCGACAACCTCGGCCTTCACCCATACGTTTTCGCTGTTTTCGTTCAGCGCTTTGGCAATCGAAGCAGCCGTACCGTCACTGCCTTTGTACGTACCCAGCAGCTTGGTTCCTTCATAAAGGCGCACCTCACGAGCTTGCTCGTCACCCAAAGTCGGCTGTACCGTTACGGCAAAACCATTACCGCGGCTTCCTGTGTACAAAGCCTTCAAACGCAGCACGTCGGTCGGGGTCTCGCCACCGCTTTTCAGCGTTACAGACGCTTCAGCAGCCGTGTCATCTGCCAAGCGGTAAGCGAGCAGTTTTTTCGGACCTCCCAGCAAAGCCAGATACAATGTGGAATATGCTGTCGCACCGTTCTCACTGTCGCCGGAGAAGATTTGGCTAATAGCCGTTTCACTGCCAACCTCTACAAACTCACGTACAGGGCCCCAATTTGCCTTGACAGGCACAACGACCGTACCACGTGATCCACCTTGAATCGCTGAAGCTGCTGCTGCCTGAAAATTCATATACAAACCCGGCAATACCGGTTTATTCGTGTTTTCCCATGTTCCGCCTGCCATAATTAATCCACCTTCGCTTTCATAAATTGTTCGATTTTAGTGTGTGCTTCTGCTACCGTGAACAGCTTGTCTTGTGCGCCAAAAAAGGCGCCTGCCAGCACTTCTTCTTTCACAGAAAACAATGATTCTGCGTGCTCCTTTAGTTCCTCCAGCGTGTAGCGTGGGCCACTCGCTTCCTGCCCGTCATGTACCGGGGCCTTTTCTTGGTTTTCCAAGGTCACTCGGACCACCTCATTTCAAAATAGGATGAATTTCCACTCTGCGAATCAATGCCGCTTCCTCAGCCGGACGCATACGCCGCTGTACCAGCGTCAGCCGAAGCTGACCGTCTAAAATGGCATCTGCCTGCAAATCGGCTGATGCTTCAGCCGTAGACATATAACGGCCCTTGTCCTGCTCCAGAGGAAGCTGGATTTGAGCGGCAAAGCCTTCGACCAGCGCGGAAGCTGCGCGATTCTCTTCGGTGGTATCCGGAGCGGTAATATGCCCGATGAACCGTTTGCGGAGCTCATACATGGAGGCTCCCGCCATCCGGGTTTCGCAGCCGCTCAGCCGCCATAATACCGCGTGGCTTCCCGGCTGTGCAGGCCATGCGTCGGCGTATACCGACCACGATTCGCCCAGTTGCTTCTGCGTCCAGCGGACCAGCGCTGCCAGCCATTCTTCTGGCTGTGCTGCACCAGGTGCTGGAGTAGCCGAACCGCCTTCCGTTTCAGGCACATACACGCCAAAACGCAGGGTTCTATAGGCCTTGCCCGTAACCGTGTCCAGCTTTTCTGCATCCCGCACGCCCAAATAGTGTGCGGTAAAAGCCGACGTGTCCTCACCTTTGCCTGTCACCGATGCCCGGTGCAGTCCGGCAATCAAGGCATTCGCCCATACATCGGCCTGCGCCAGCCCCGCTTGTCCTGCGTACAGCTTGATGCGGACAACCTGCCGGTAACCGGCCCAGGAAGACTTCCAGATTTCCTCGCCTAACGCCATAACTGCATACGGCTCCTCTGCCGTCTGTGATGGGGGCTGAACATCGTATACACGCCCTTGCAGTGCTGGAATAATGTCAATGAGCTTTTGCTTAAAGGCTTGTCTCATCCTGTGGCATGCCACCCTTGCGTATCCTGCGCTCGCATGTTGTGACTGTTTAGCCAGGCTTTTTTCCACTTCCATGTTCTCATCCGGCGCAGCCTTATACTCATGCATTGCAGCATCCCTTGCTTAGGCAACACGACTCCTCCTTTCTATCAACGAATTCCCGGGAAGTGACAGAGACGATCACCGCATGAAAAAACCGGCCCTATTGGCCGGCTAACGTTTGACTGTGTGTGTCTTCGGTATGTCCTCTTGTCTTGATTCCCGATGATATAATCTTACACCCTTATAACGAATGCGTTGCCGGAGAACTGGACGATAAAAGTAGAGACTAGGGATGAAGTTAGGCGACATTTTGCGAACATTTGTTCTTATACTTAAAAATGCGTTTAATCTGATTATTGATACTGTACACAAAAAATAACCGCCCTTTAAAAAGGCGGTTATTATATCGTTCAATTCAATGAATTATAAATATTTACAGTGTACCTAGTAATGGCTTCATCGTATTCTGGATACTCATATTTCAAACTGCTTGCCACAGCCTTAGCGTATGTTCTAAACAATGAATAACAAGTAAGTAAAGACTGCCACATTTCTTGATAGCCGTTCTCTGAGTAAGTCGATAGTAGGCTTTTCCAATCTTCATTAGGAAGATACTGATTTATAAATTTATAGTTTTTTCCTACACTAAAGGTGTACCCTTGCTCTGATCCAATCTTCCAAGCAATCATTCGCAACAAATTAGGTCGTGCAATCTCGTTCAAATGGTCAATAGCAAACAGGATTTCTTTTCTCGCCAATCCTTTTACGATATAAGTTGAAACCATCCAAAATTCATTACAGCAATCATCAAATTCCCTTGCAGTGGGCTTTTTAATCCAATATTGATGATCGTTTGCGATCACTTCCTCTTGGATCAGCACATCCTTGTCGAGCAGAACCTCAACTAAACCATCGCTATTCGTAAAATAATCCTCTACCTCGTTTATAGGGATCAGTGTCAGATCTAATTTGTTTCCATCCTCAAAAAGAATGATATATGAAAACCAGTTACCTAGTTCTGATGGAAAAAGCTCCATATCCTCGGGTTTTTGCATCATAAGCCTATCCCCAAACACGTTCAGCCATTGATCACTTTCCTTGAAAGAATCCATATCTGTTACAAAGTAAGAAATATCATAATCTTGAAATGAATCAGGAGGAACATTGAAGTTTGTACGTGATCCTTCCATCGTGACCAATCGTATTCTTTTATCGTTCATAGCAAACTTTACAAGCATATTCATCATTTCTGGTTCACTTCTCACTACATCCGTCCTCCGTTCCCATTTTAATTGAGACCTATGCTTCTTATTCACCTTTATGGTTCATACTCCTTGCTGTCTAAGTTAATAGAGCCACAGACTGTGACCCCTATGCATTTACCGAACCCAGTCTTCGATCCGCGCCCTTCTGCAAGCTTGCCAGATTCAAAACGCCTTGGTCTGCCAGCGCTAGCGCCATTTTATAAAAAGCACGCGTGCGAAGCTTCGTATACGTATCCTTGCTGACTGGTGGGTCCAACACATAATTATAAACCTTGTAATCGAACACATCGTCATCTTTTAAATAACGTTCACGGATGAGTAGCTGTTCACGTTCATTCAAGCGGCTCACTACAGCATCCACCATTTGGCAATAGGCCAAGCGGGCTGCAGGAGCATCTACATTATATACAGCAGTCCGGGCTGTTGGATCGCTTGTCACATTCGTGGGTCCGTTCGGGCGGTCCGTATAGCCAGCAGTAATAAAGCTTTCCCGATCCATAAAGGTTATTGTTTTATAAATCCGGTATTTCTCAAATACACCCTCCAATGCATTCTGCGTTTTGCGACGGTCTAATTCGGGTAAGTTATTTCTCATGAAAAGCAACACTCCTTATATTATGCCTTTTGACAATGATGTATTTTTAAATAAAAAACGTACTTGTTTACATTTTGTTCCCCTTTTGTTCGTATCTTGAGTATAACATAACATTATTTAGGATAGGTATCCATCGTGAAAAAAAGCAATATAGCCCCAAAAACAGGATATTCGCTCTACTTTTCTATGCCTTTTGGCATATTACGTGCTTTTACTATTTACCTAATGGTATAATAGAGCTGAATCTATGATTCTATTGCAGAAAGGAGCTCCATTGTGGAACAGCCAGCATTCGGAACCTACCTAAAACAGCAGCGTGAGCACAAGCAATTGAGCATCAACCAATTGGCAGATGCCGCAGGTATTAGTAATTCACAAATTTCCCGCATCGAAAATGGACTGCGTGGAGTTCCCAAACCCTCCACCCTCCGCAAAATAGCGGACGCGCTCAGCGTATCCTATACCGAAATGATGAAGGCCGCCGGATATTGGGCAGATGATGATTCTATAGAGCAAAATCCGCATGAGCTTTATCGTTCTACTGTACCAGAATGGGCAAACTCCAAAGACCGCCGGGATTTTAAAAAAATGCTGGAGGAAGACGACGAATTAATGTTTGATGGCATTCCGCTCGATGAAAAAGACCGTCAACGGATCAAGGACGTACTGACAGGCCTGTTCTGGGAAGCCAAGCAAATGAACAAACATAAAAAGCCCGCAGATCCCGGGGCGAGCAAAGATCAGGGATAG